CAGTTGCAGCAACAGTTGCAGCAGCAGTTGCAGCAGCAGTTGCAGCAGCAGCAGCAGCAGCAGCAGCAGCAGCAGCACCACCACCACCACCACCACCAGCAGCAGCAGCAGCAGCAGCAGCAACAGGTGTACCAGCAGCAGCCACAACAGGTGTACCAGCAGCAGCCACAGCAGGCGTCCCAACAGTCGTCACAGCAGCCGTACCAGCAGGCGTACCAGCAGCGACTCCCCCAACAACAGCAGGCGTCCCAGCAACGACCAGCAGCACAGCAGCAGCAGCAGCAGCAGGCGTACCAACAGGTGTCTCGGCAGCAAGAGCCCCAGCAACTACCGGCACCACAACAGCGGCAGTATCAACAGGCGTCGCAGCAGCAGCAGCAATGGAAGCAGCAACAGCCCCCGCAGCAATGGTCACGACAACAGTCGGCGCCACAGGATCAGCACCAGACGCCCCCGAAACACAGGGCGCGCGACCTGGTGTACCAGTATCGAGAAACGCGCCGCATGCTCACCGAAGACTTGCAGTCGATGCGCGACGCGGTGCGCGAGTATGAGCAAGAGATGTACAAGGAAAAGGCCAGGCGCGAACGGGAGTTTTCTGAACGCACACACGAGTTGCAGTTGCGTATTCAAAGACGCAGTGAAATTGTCGAACAAGTGCAGGCGCGTGCCGGTGCGCGTCGCGACGAGCAAGAGCAACGCATTCGTTCCGACACGACATTGTCTGACGAACAAAGTTACGATGCCATCAACGCACTCAACCGCGGGTTTCAGGATTTTTACTTTCCAAACGACTCACTCGCCGCGTTTGACGCTGCAGTGAACGCTCAGCGCGACGCGCTTGATTCAGGAACGCTTTCTACACCCTCTTCATCGTCATCTCCGTTGTCTTCCACAACAACGCCCCTGCCGCCGTCGTCGTCGTCGTCATCGTCGTCGTCATCGACACTCCCAGTGCCTCTTCTACCAGACTCTGCCAGTTTGATCGTAGACAACTTGGTGTTTACACACCTCCCATCGTCAATCGACGACGCAGATTTGATGGACGATCCGTCGGCGGCTGGTGGTTCCTTGATGCAAACGCATCTGCAATCATTGGTGCAAGAGGCCCTATCTAACGGTTTGCGCCAGCGCCGCGCGACACTGGCAGTGCGCACAGAGCCTGTCGTTGAGCCCCTCGTCGACGATACCGCTGGCGACGGCGGCGGCGGCGGCGGCGGCGGCGGTAGAGTGGAAGAGCACAATGTTGACGATGACGGCAGCAGTGCCGAGGCACGCGGCAACGGCGACAACGACAACGAGAACAGTGCGGGCCCTCGTTTCGAGTCGCTTTAGCCGCAAAAAGTTTCATGCATAAACACTAAGCGCGTATTCACTGTCGTGTCGTGTTTGTGTGCAAGATGGGCGACACCAGTAGTAGCAGCACGCCCGCTACACGCGTCGTTCTCAACATGATCCTCGGCAACGAGGAGGCCATAATCCGCAGGTGTTTAGACTCGGTACGTTCGATCGTAGACGCGTATGTGTTATGTGTGAACGGCACCGACGGCACCGAAACGCTGCTTCACGAGTACTTTGCTGAGCACGGCCTCGTCGCGTGCGCACATGTATGTCGCCACAAGTGGCTCGATGACTTTGCAGCCAATCGCAACTTGGCACTCGACGAAGCACGCCGCCACGTGGTGGACACCCTCGGATGGTCAAGCGAACACACGTACGCACTGCTGCTCGATGCAGACATGACACTAGTAACACGTCCCCGGGGCGCCACCGCCGCCATCGGCGACGACGACGACGACGACGCGTCGTTGACGTTTGACAAGACACGTGACCTGACCTCACATGGCTACCATCTGGTACAGATGACACAAACACTCGCGTACCCCAACGTGAGGCTAGTGCGCATGTCGTCGCACTGGGTTTGCGAGGAGCCAACGCACGAAGCATGGAACTGCAAGGACCCGCGTGTGGCTCCGTTGACGACGTTGACGACGTTGTGGATCGACGATCGCAATGACGGAGGAAGTAAGCAGCGAAAGTTTCAGCGCGACTGTGGCATCTTCGAGCGACAGTTGGCCACAAGGGGGTCTCTCACACCGCGTGCCACCTTCTACCTGGCCCAGTCATATCGAGACTTGGCACGCGGCACGAGCGACACTGACGAGCGTCGCGTACTCCTTCTGCGAGCCATCGACACGTATCGTAAGCGCATCGCCATGCACCTGTCGCCACCACCGGGTCAGTTTGTATCGTTTGACGACACGTGGTATTCCCACTATGCCATGGGCATGGCGTTTGAGCAACTAGACGCCGATAACAGCGACGGCGACGACGCCAATGGATGGTGGCCACGAGCACTCGACGCGTACCTCGACGCCTTTGGGTTCAACTCTTCTCGAGCCGAGCCATTGCTCCTCGTTGCACGACACTATCGATGTGCACGCAAGTACACTCTTGGCCTCCAATTCGCCAGAATGGGCCTAGACGTTGCGCCCCCGAGTGCCGACGGGCTATTTGTAGAACGAGGCGTCTATGAGTATGAATTGTGGCGAGAGGCGTCGATCTGCGCCTTCTACACCCAAGAGCGTCACACAACGGGAATCCTTGCCACGGAACGCGTAGCACTGTGCCCCACCGCCGTGGCGCACCGCGCAGAAACCATCGGAAACTTGGCGCATTACGCTCGGCGCTTGACACACGCCAGTGTCGTCGAGTTGACGCCGTCGACGCCAACGCCAGCAAGCACGTTGTCGTTGCACGGTCCAGCGTTACTACGCAGCCTCGACGGCACCATGCTGTATGCACTCCAACAACACACTGCCGCCGCCGCCGCCGACGCCGCCAGCACGGCAGAGGACGAGCGTACGCTCGCCTGGCTGTTACACCTCGACTCGGACACGCTGGAACCTCGCAGGCGGTGGCGCGTCGTGTACGACCAAGCGCCGATACACGGAAGAATCACAAACCTCGCAAGTGCGCACCTGTTTTGGGACAGGTGTGGAGACGATCGCATGTACGCGACGGCACAGTGCGCCGGCACCAAAGACACGAGTGTGTTTTGCAGGTTTGCACGCGGTCCCGGCGTAAACGGCAACGAGGACGAGTGGCGAATCGAGAGTGTAACAGTACGCCCGGGTGCGATGGGAGTGCCGTTTCACGACGCAAACAACATGGCGCACCTGTTACACTCGTTTGGTCCAACTATCGTGTTGCGCCCACACATCGACGCTGTGTCACTGCCGGTCGGCGGCGGCGGCGGCGGCGTCGTCGTTGTCGAGTGCTCTCGCACCGAGTATCAGTCTCTTGACTTTTCGTCGTGGATTGGCTCGTCACAGGCCATCGAGTGGTCGTCGGTTCGCCGCGGTGTCAACGATGTGTCCACGCGTTTGTGTGTAGTGCGTCAACCGGTCGACGCGGCACACAGCCCGTGTAGGCCACAGAGAGTTTGCCTGCATAGGTTTGTGTTGCTCTCTGCCGACGGGCGGCATGTGTTGCACTTTTCGCCGCCCTTCTACCTCGAGTCACTGTCCCTGCAAACCTGTGGAGGTCTGGAGCGCTCGCCCAGCAACCCCGACACCACCCTGGTGCTAGGCGTCGGCGCCGCCGTGTACACGGTGGACGTGAGTACTGTACAAAAGATGCTGGCAGAGTCACGTCCGCTGTCAACCTATCAGGCAAGCCTTTACTAGAGCAGCGACTACAGTGACTGACTGGCGGCGGACTGCTACTCCTTTCGCAACACGTGCGCCACCGAGTCCATGCGCACCTTGACGAAGTCCTCGCTGCGGGGAACGAGAATAAACTGCAGAATGTCAACCACAGAGCGTCCCGCAGTGTGCGTCGACGGCGGTGCGCCTGTAGCAAAGTCAACGTTGACGGCACCAACCGCGTCGGCAAACAGGCATACGTCATTGTGCAGGTACGACGTCGCGGGATACGGCATGCGCTCGTACACGAGGAGATACGCCAACGTGGCAAAGGCCCACACGTCGATCGCCTTCATGTACGGATGACGGCGGTACAGCGTCGGCGCATTGTCCACGTTTGCTCGCGACGGCACGCCGCACCGGGAGTCGCCGCGTTCACGCGCAACAGCGCGGCACAGCGAGTAGAGAATGAAAGGCGGGGCAAACAGCGGTGTGCCTCGCAGGCGCGACGCGTTGAAATACGGCATGCTGGGCAGCGACACTTGCTCGGCAAAGCCAAAGTCAATGAGCGTCGCGTGTTGCGTTGCCGGGTTGTACAGGACATTGTCGGGCTTGACGTCGCGGTGCACATAGTTGTTTGCGTGCAAAAACGCAAGGGCCGCCGCCACCTGTTGCAACACGCGTACACGCTCGTCGAGCGACAGTGTTGGCTTGGACTTTGACCGAGACGAGGAAGACGACACGCTAGTGCACTCGGCATACGCCGACAGCGGAAGACCGTCGACGTAGTCGTAGCGAACGCTGCATTGAGCAGAGAGAAAGTCGCGGAAACGGGGCACGTGCGCGCGGCCCATCCTGGTGACCGTGTCATTGTTTTCAGCACTCGAAATGGCCAACGCTTGCAACACCTCGGCTTCGGCAGAGCCGTCGCGTTGGCGTTTCTCAAAGAACACCTTTTCAGTGTACGTCTGGCCAATGCGGTTGTCTACGCAACGATACACGACTGCGCTGTAGCCGCGACCAATCTCAATACGCGATGGCAACTCGTACACACCGTTGGATAGGAAATCGCCGGGGGTTGGGGGTGCTGTTGCCATTGTCTTGGCGCTGGCTGTGGCGGCAGCGGCGGTGGCGGTCACAGGAGATGCGTTTGCGTTTGCTTCCAGGATCATCATGTCGTTGAAGCCTGCTAGTGCTTCGGCAGCAATGTTTTCCGCGTCACTGTGATCACACATGCCGCCGGCGCGTACTATCGGCGGTGGTGACGACGGTGGTGACCATGCCGTGGTATTGTCCAAACTCGACGACGACGACGACGACGACGATGCTGTTAAAACAGCACGCGCCCCGTGTCCAGGTGTGTAAGAGTCGCTTTGCATCTGCGTTGGCAACGACGCAATGGCAGTTGCCATCGTTAACGTGCGGCGGCGTCGTGGTGGTACTGGCGTGCTGTGGCTGGCGGATAAACGGAACGCGACATGAGGGTCGAAAAATAAAAGTAGGTGTGATTTTCTATTATAAAAGTGCACCGATGTGTGTTTGATCTGTCGAAACTTGGATTGCACCGCGACATTATGCATGCACGCGAGCGAGAGGCGGCGGGGCGACTAGGCATGTCCTTGCCTTTATTCATCTATCCAGAGTGGTGACAGGCTACGCGTAGGCTGCCCAGAGTTGATACGGGTTGCTTGCCAGCGGTGACAGGATACTGCCGTCCGTGTCGTCGCGTTGGTAGTAGGTTGACGCGTCGCGACGCCCCGTGTCTTCAAAGCCGTCGGTACGCTGAGGCACGCCAACCTCGCCAAAAAACTGCGGCCTGCACGCCAACTGTTGCTCGCCCGAGTTCCATCGCTGGCGCGCTGGCTCGCTTGGATAGTGAATACGCGGACCGTTGGACAACGCGTCGCCTGTCGAGCCCATGTCGCTCACGCCGTTTGGCATGCGACCGCGAAGGATACCGGCGCGGCCGCCGACGTTGGGTCGCATGTCGTACATGGCGTACGGCTCGAGTGTCGGGCCGAGGCCGGGTCGCTGTCGCTCGGGCTGGTTTTGACGCGATGGAGCGTCGATAAACTCTGAGGAGTGCAGGCGCTGGCTTGTGATGCGCGAAAAGGTGCCGGCATTGTCGCCGACGGCACGCCCGGGCACCGGCACGTTGGCCGCCGAGTCGGCGTCCGTGTAGTCGGATCGGTTGGTCGCCAACGGCACGTGATCGGTGAGCGTCGATGCACCCGTCGGCTTTAGACAGCCGCGCTGGTGCACGTTGTACCAACCGTGGTTGGTGAGCACGTCGGTCGTTTCGCGGTTCGTTCCGGGCAGGTCCTGGCCGCTTAGGTAGTGCGACGAGTAGCCCATCGACTGGCGGTTGCGAACGTCGTTCTCGTTTGACCTGTTTGGCGTCGTCTGCTGCTCGAGACGATGCGGCAGGCGCAGGGTGTGTTGTGTCTGGTGCACCGCGTTGCCTCGTGCGCGTACGCCGGGCTCGGGCGCTGGATTGTTCAGTCGGTGGTTGGGGTCCGCCTGCTGATCGACACGGTGCGGTAGGCGCAGCGTGTTCTTCGTGTTGCGTACCGCGTTGCCGCGCGCGCGCTCGCCGGGTCCCGGCGACGGCGTGTTGCCGCGCGTCGAGCGTGCCGACTGAAACACGCGGGTCTGGGTGCGAATCGGGTCGTACTCGGTGATGAACGTAGCGACGCGGCCGACGTGTGGCCGCGACGGCGCGGGATCACTCCAGCGATTCTTTCCCTCGATTGTCGCCATGGCCAGCGAAGGACGCTCGTAGGGGTACCTGACTTGAATCACCTCGTCTGCGTCAACAGCGCTGCCATCGCAGCCCGTTCCGACAACAACGCGATCCTGCTGCTCCTCTGACGTCTTCTTTCGCGCACCGCCGCCGAGCGTGAGTACATGCGTGTCGTTGACGGCCATGCGATCGACACACGGGCGCAGGCGCGGGTCGACGACGGTGAGCACGCCGGCACCCTGTTCGTGTGCGTCGAGCGGACCTTCCAACACGCCTGCCTTGTGGCGCCGGCGCCGGATTGTAGCCTCACTGTTGGCCTCGCTCGGCTCGACGCGCTCGCGAGACACGCCCGCGTAGCCCCCGGGTGTGCCTACGCGGTTAATGGCACGCTCCTTTGAGTTTGGCTTTGAGCGCACCTCCTTGGGCGCGTAGTATTCGCCCGAGCCCCAGGTCGACGTGGGCACCGCGTCTTGCAGCGACGCTTCGCGCACGTCGGCGTTGCGCGGCGGCTTTGTGTAGCCGATTGTCGTGTAGGTCTCTGGCAACTTTGCCGTGCCAAAGCGCCCCAACGTGGTGCGTCGTGTGTTTGGTGTTCGCCACACGGCTCGCTTGGTACTCGTGTGGTGGGTGCCCGAGTGCGGCACGACGATTTGCCCGTTGGGATTGGCGCGCGTGCTGTCGGGGTGCAGGTGGTTAAACTCGCCTGATATCGGCACGCTAAACGCCTCCTTGATGAACGATCGCTGCACCTGCTGCGCTCGCTCGCCGTCGTGTGGGTGCCGGTTCACTTGAAACGACGGTCGGAAGCGCTCCTGCATCACCTGTTTTTGCGGCAGGAACGTCCGAATCGCGTCGGCACCGCTGATCGGGTCGGGTGACAGCGACGTGAACGGCGTGCGCCCCACTGTCGGTGCCATCACCTGGTACGGGCGCACGCCCTTGTCAATGTCCTCGTGGTAGCGCGCCCAAAGCGGGCGCCCCCCCTCGGGCGTCTGTCGTGCATCGGGCGTTGCGGCAGAGACGGGCATCACAAACCGTGAACGCAATCGCTCCTCCCGTTGCAGCGCGTCGTCGTCATGATACAGAGCGTACATTTTTATCCTTGGGCAACACACGTGGTGGTGGTGGTGGTGGCGGCGGTGGTGGCGATGGTGGTACTTGGTGGTACTGGGTGCTGCAGGCCCCGTCGCGTGTGATTTTCTGTTTTTTATGAGCGGGCGACGTGTTGTGTTCTTGAACGACGGCGTGGGGGGTCGGTCGGTCAGTGTAAGACGACGCGACAATGAGCGCAAACGAGCGTGCGCGTGAATGGGTAAACGAGTTAGAAAGTAACGGCGCGACTTGCGACGACCCAAAGGCCGTGGCACGCGCCGTGTTTGTCGCGACGTGGGCAACGCGCGTGAAGCAGTGTCACGACCAGACTGTGATGCCGGTTGAACGCACAAAGGAGTATGCAACAACGACACTAGCCCAGGCTCAGGCCGTGCCCGCCGTGCAGTTTTCGACGATCGAACAGGCAGAAGGGTGGCGAGAGCGTGTTGACGAGTTGCACCGGGTGATAAGTACGCCCGACGCAGAGGTGGCGGCGACGTACTGTCACAACAGCGGGGTGGCACAGCGCTTTGCTGTGCACGCCATCACACTGTACGACGGCATGTGGATGACTCGTCAGCGAGGTATACTATACGCTGCTGCAGTCGAGCGCCTGTACGACACACTGTTGGTGCCACAACAGTAGCGCCGCCGCCGCCGCCGCTGCCGCCGCCCCCCACTGTCGCTCGCAATGAAATGACACTGTTGTGTTTACTCGTCGTACCATTGTGCGTAGTTGCCTCCACCGTCGCCGTCGTCGTCCACCACTGCCACGTCGGTGGTAGTATGCGGAGACAGGGGGGGCAGCGGCGGCGGCGGCGTCGTCGTCGTCGTCGTCGTCACGGGGTGTGCGACGATTCTAACGCCGGGTGTGCAAAGCGAACACATACGCTGGCTGGTTTGGCGGTGGTGCTCCCAGTACGCGTAGAACACGACGGATAGAATCCCTGCCGCAACAAGCGACGCGCCGACGACAAGCATCGCCGACACTGCCACGTCGGTGCCGAGGACAATGGCGCCTGGATACTCACCCGGTCGGTCTGGATCGTAGGCACATCGCACCTTGTCACCCAGTGTTGGTGCGCGCGTGCTCGTGAACCCCGTCCATGGATATATACGCGTGTCGTTGGGAAGAAGGACGCATAAAACAACAGGCGTGCACACGACGAGCGGCGCTGCTGTGCTGTTGCTGCCACAGTGCATCGACGTAGTAGTAGTAGTAGGCAATGGCAACGGGGCTGAGATGTACTCGTCGACAACACACGCGTGGCGAGACACAATGTACACGCGGCCCGAAATGTCGTCAACGTACGCACGTGGCGGGTCAGACTCGCCGGGATGCAGCACCGTCACGACAACGCCGGCGAGTAGCAGCGCAACTGCAATCGCACATAGTGTAATACGAATTACTGCTGCCTCGGCAAACATGGCATGTGCCGATCGAACACGCGGCTGTCTCTCTAAGCGACGATACGACACGACACGTGCCCCGGTGTGTCCTTGGAATTTATTTATCACCGCGCGCTCAAACAATCGGCGTGTACGTTGTGCCCATACCCCCCGAGCCAGTGCCACTGCCACCGCCGCCCCCTCGCATACTGTTACGTCCGCAAGAGATGGGCTGTAACTCTGGTGGCAACTCTGGCTGCTGTGGTCGTGCCATGCCAGTCACGTCTGGCGTGTACATTGGCCCCTGTGCTTGTTGCTGTGACTCCCTTGCGCCGCCGCTGCTACCTCCCTGTTGACTGTTACTCATCGACGCCATGACGCTCGTTGCGTTTTCGGGATGGCCTGACACGCGCATGCCGGCCGATCCAAAGCCTGCGGTGCGGAACGAGCCGTGGATATTGGGCTTGGGGGCCTGTTGTGGCGGTTGTGACCGGGGTGCCTGCTGTTGCTGCTGCTGCTGCTGCTGCTGCTGTGGCTGTCCATGTTGCTGGGGGCGCGGGCCAGAAAACACACCGCCCCCGCCGCCCCCGCCCCCGCCCCCGCCGCCCCCGCCACCACCACCTGGCACGCGTGTCACTTGCGGCATCAGGCCAAATGGTGACGACGAGCCAACGTCACCCGGATGGACCTGTGCTGGTTGCGGTGACCTGGCGCCGCCGCCGCGGCGTGTCTCGTCGTCGTCATCGTCGTCGTCGTCCTCTTCTGCGCGCATCTCCTCTTCGGCAAGGTCTTCGAGTGCGCGCCGCGTGTCTTCGAATGCACGTTCGACGACAGTGGCCGAAAAGTCGTCGACTCGCACCGTGTGGCCCTTCCTGTCACACACGGCTTCGTTGCCGTAGATCTTGCACCCACGTGCATGTAGTAAACGCCGCGTTTGCCGTTGAACACGTCGCCCCAGTGCAGCGGTGATGCGCATGCCTTCTCGCTTGTGTTGCAGAACAATGGACACTGCAACGAGAAACAGTGCCACCCCCCCGAGGACGACGAGTACGCGCCTTGACGCAGGTGGTAGCGCCGATGCGAATGTTGTCGTCATCGGTCGTCGTCGTCGTCGTCGTCGTCGTCGTCGTCGTCGTCGTCGTCGTCGTCGTTTGTTCGTTCGTTTGTTTGTTCCGCGTGCGACGTGTGCGCTGCTTACCCTGGAGTACACAAAATATCTTGGTCAACAGACAAGGGCCGCCTGCGATACGTCCGCGTTTGTTGTCGAGTCGCGCGCCCATGGCGGCCCATCGACGCCAGATCGACTATGACCGATACCCGACAGCAACGCAGTTGCCGCAGTTTGCGGTACACACAGACCCCGTGCGCCTGTTCAACGCACAGTCGTCGACGCTGCAGTATGGTACCGAGTCGTTTTCAAACCAGCAGCCGCTTGTGCAGGCGCTGTTCTACTCACCCGAGAACCTGCGCTGGGTGAGCGCGCAACTTCGCTACGCGGGCTACCTGCCACCCGACGACCTTACGCTGCGCACGTACATGCAGCGTGTCTACGCGCTTCACCCGCCCTTTGGCGAGCACGTCCGATTCGAAACAGACTACGCCATCCCCCCGGGTCAGTACGCACAGCGGTACCTGTCACGCCTCAACCGTCTCCTCATTAAGGACCTCATGACAGAGTATGCGTCGGAAATGCACTCTCGAAAGGCGTACTACACTGACCTGTGCTACAACCGCGGCATCGACATTCCCAACCCACAGTACTCGCGCCGCGGCTATGACTACCGAAAGCACATGGCCTATGACCAGATTGGCTGGGGACGCTGCTTCTAGACGGCGCAGGCAGGTGCGCGGTCCAATGCTGCAATGTTTTTTGCGTCGTCCAGGTGTCGGGAAGAGCAACCGCGCTGCTCGTGTCCTGACGCATTGCGTGTGCGTGTGTGCGTGTGTGTGTGTGTCGTGTTTACGACGATGGCGTCGTGTGGCGCGTGTTCTGATGGCCCGTTGACAAGGCGAGTGCAAACTATCGTCGACCTAACTCGTGTGTGCAGTGATGTACGCATCAAGTTGCCAAAGGATCCGTTGGCGTGCTCGTGCTTGCAATTTTACATTGACACTGTACACGTGGTGCAGTCGACGGGCGGCACGGGCGACGGCACCCTGTGTGCAGAACTGGCGCTCGGCGACTCGCGCGGCACCGCGACGTTCATCACGTCGCTGCATCAACCAAACAACGTTGCGCGCCACGCTAGGCGTCGTATCCAAGCGTTGCAGAGCGCAATGCCCGTGAGCGGCTACCTTCGCGTCGACGTAACACGCGCGGCCCCCGCGTGTGGCACGGTAAAGGTTGTCGTCGACGGCACGTGGATCTGACAGGCGCATGCCCCCCCCCCCGCTGCGTTTGTATGTACATAAACCAACTAGCCACAACAACACCGCGTCGCCCTGCGGTTACTTTCGAGCCACAAGTTTCTGCGGAACAGGCCAAGCCAAGCAGCGTTTGGACATTGCACCTCGGCCGCCAAAATGACGGAATTTATCGCACCGCATTTCACCACTCCAAGCCTTGTTACGGGCCTGACGGCCGCCAAGGGCGACCTTGTGGCCGGACGTTCCGGAGGCGGCCTCACGTCGCTGTCGGTTGGGGAAAACGACCGCGTGCTTGTGGCAGACTCGACGCAGGCGTCCGGCTTGCGCTGGGGAACTGCCGCGACACAGACGCATGCCTCGTCGCACCTGCACGGGGGCTCAGACGAGTTGAACGCGGACAGGCTCGCCCTGACATACTCGCCGCTTCACTACACCCCGTCGACGCAACCCGTCGAGGTTGACGATGCGGCTCAACTGACGGCGCACCTCGCGGGCATCGACGCAGTGCTAGCGGACGCTCACTCACCTGCGTTTCTCACGCTCACCGACACGCCGAGCGCCTTCACCGGTGCGGCCAACGCGCTGCTCGCTGTTAACACGGGTGCGTCGGCCGTCGAGTTTACGGGACAACATGTGGGCACCGTGGCGGCGTCGGTGGGCACGGCACTTGGCGCGGGATCGTCGTGTGCCGGCGAGAATGCAGCGGCGCTTGGACCGGGTGCCGTGGCCAATGTTGCGTCGACGGTTGCGCTGTGCGGGCCGCCAGTGTTACGCAAGGCGGCTGGCGTGAGCAGCGGCGACGAACACAGTGCCTTGGCGGGCTCGACCGCCGTGTACGCGACGCGTATCATCGACCTGACGGCCACTGGCACGTACACGATTAACGTTCCGTCGGCGGCAACCTTTGTGCCCCGTGAGATTGTCGTGCACCAGACGACCGCGGGCACGGTCGATGCGACACTGGCGTTTGGCACCACGGGCGACAACACGCGCTACGGCAACATCTCACACGGTGCGTCGGCCAGTCTCGGCTCTAACCGCATACTGACCGCCTTGCCGTCACTCGACTCGCCCGTGGGGGGCGTGTTACAGGCCCGTGTGACGACGGCCGACGACTCGGCGGGGGCGTGCCGTGTCTTCTTTGTTGGCATTCTCGTCGAGAATGAGTAAGAGTAAAAACAGGGGGCGCCGTGTTTTAATCGACTGTTGTTGTTGTTGCGATGATGATGATGATGATGATGTTTGCGGCTTGCTAGTTGCCTCGTGGCGGTGGCACTGGAACTGCCTTTGACTCGGCAGGCTTGGGTGTTGCTGGCGGCGACACGGCGCTAGTGCCGCCCGGCGCCTTTTGAGACGCGACCGTCGTGGCCAGTGGCGTCTTGGGGTACACTTTCATAGACTTGCCTGAAAAGGACACGACGTTCATCGCCTGGTTGTCACTGTCGAGCCAGCACACGAACGGGCCCACTTTGCACGTTTCGAGGTACACACTTTCGACGGCACCGTCCTCGTTAAAGTAATCGGTGACAAACGACGTGGCCCACCCGAGCATCGTCGACTTGGGCTCGGTTGGCGTGGCAAACACGTGGACCGAGCCGCCGGCGTGAGAAGTCGACACGACGAGAAAGGTGCCATCGACTGAGAACTGCATGTCGTAGATGTGCGTGTTCTGTGCGTCAAAAGTAACACGAAACTGCCGAATGCACTTGCCCTCGAGCGTCTCGAACAGGCGCACCACCGTTCCCTTCTTGCTACACGTCGCAACCAGGTTTCCACGCGGAGACAGTGCAATCACGCGAATGTCAGACTTGTGAGCAGGCACGCGAATGTCATAGGTCTGTTTGACGCTGCGCGGCGGTGCCTTGGACGACGACGACGACGACGACGACGACGACTTTCCGCCTCGTGCCACGTCCTGCTGCTCGGGCCTGTCGGGACGGGAACAGATAATCACCTCGCCGCGCGTCGGTGACGGGAACGCAGCGACGCTGCGCCGTTCGTCGTCGTCGCCGCTGCCGTTCGAAACGTAAACGAGGTCACATGCGCCATACGGGTTGTCCCACGTGTTCTTTCGCATCTCAGACGACAGATGCTGCTGTTCGATGCGATGCATGCCGACGCAGTTTTTCGTTGCAATCAGGATCCTGTTATGCGCCATACGCAAGCCCACGATGGGCGCGGCGTACTCGACCGTGCACGGCGAGCGTGACATTCGGTCGTCCCACATTACCATGCAGTTTTCGGTAAACTTGCCAGATCGCCGCGTGCCCACGACGGCAAAGATGTTGCTGCTGTCCAGGCGACAGGCAAGGCGCACAACGCCGCCCGGTCCCGGATCGCTCGTCAACACGCGCCGCTCGGTTGTTTCCACGTCGAGGGTAGGGCTTCGAAACACCGTGTAGCCATCCTTGGTGGCACACGTAGCGCGATCCTTGGTTTGGTTGATAGAGATGGAGTAGAAAACAGGAGGGGGCTGCGCGGCGGCGGGGGGCTGTGAGGTTGCCATTGCTGCTACTGCTGCTGTTTTGTGTAGTGTGTGTTTCTGATGCCTTTTCTTGTTGTCGTCAACGCACACAGACGACCTCTAGCAAGCGCTCCACAAAATTTCAGACACTCGGATGACGCGCGCGTTTCATTATCGATCTTTTTTTACTGCCATACAAGGTAGACCGCGCCATAACCGC